CCAAAATCCGCTGTCACGAATGAGTCATATCCGCTGCGCGCTCTGCGCATTTAAGCATGCGTTCTTCAAAAAGAAGGCTAGAAAAACCGATTGGTGGGAAACGCAAGGCTGTTTCACTAACTCCAACTACCCGATGTGGCTGCTCCATTTCTGGCCTGACCAAGTTACGGGGTTAAAGTTGCGGTTATCAGCTTTGTGTTCGCTTCACCAACCGGTGGGGGGGGACACAGGTGTGTGTCAACAACGGGAGGCAAGTCCGCCTCTGGGTGCAGTCGCCGAGACTGGAAGCTGGCCAACGAGTGGAGGCAAGAGTATGCCTGTTTGAACAGGTGGTTCAACCATACCGCCGTGGGGACGAAGTAGACTACGATCGACCGTGGGGTGGTCGACTGTCTTCTTGGTCCGGGCGGCACTTTCGGGTCCTTTAAACGAATCAAGTCCTTCTTTGAGGGTCTTTTTGTCGTGTTTAAGGATGACGAACTCTTTACCACTAAAGTCATGGATACTACCCACGTACGTGCCTGTGCCTGCTGGGCCATGCAAATCCTTGTTGTTGAAGGGATTTCCATTGAACACACCAGACACACCGTGGACGGACATGTGTGTTTTGACTTTTCGCACTTCTGAATCAGCAAACTTGGCCGGAGCAGCACCGTCCACCCAGAAACTGGCACCGCGTTTGACGGCGTCCATCTTCTGTTGTCGGGTCATGTTGCCGCGGTTACCACCCAAGACGTGCTTGTTCTTGCGCTTTTCCTTCTTTCTTCGTTTCTTTTCTTGTTGAAGATTGGGTTTGCGTCCAGAACTGCTGCTCTTGGTGCTTTGGCTGGTAGTAGACGAGACAGTGTACGCTGACTTAACAGTGCTAAGAGAGGCAGTGTCGTCAGTGGTGGTACTTGTGTCTACTTGACCAGCTTTACTTATAAAGCGTGGTAGCTGGGTCTTAAGTTGGTGTTCACAGGTGTCGTGGCGTTCTTGTTCCATTTGGGCAATCTGTTCGGGCGTACCGTACGGTTCGGCCCCAGCTCCTCCATCAATCAACAGACCCTGCTTCACTCCCTTAATCACTTCACCGAGGGTGTCCATGATTGGAAAGTTGGTAGGGTCAGTGTCGGCTCGCATGGTTTCATAAAACAGGGCTTCATTAAACGGACTGCAAGTCAAGACGGAGAAAGAGTGTGCTTGGGCTTCATACATCCAGTCAGCAGCAGGACCTTTGTTGAATCCGCAGTTGGCTGTTTCAGTGGCTTGGACGGCCCACCAGTTGTCACCGACACTTTTGTCGTTACCGGTGTAAGCTGTTGGTACGTTGCGTTTGATCCAGTCAATCGTGTAAATTGCGAAAACGTAAGGCCACATTCCTTCAGAACTCAAAGCTATGGCTGCGTTCGCTTTCTCCAGTGCCAAGACGTAAGGCCAATCATCAATGGAAATTGCTTTTGGCTTTATCAAACGTGTGGTTGCGTGGAGCTTGCTGAACCAGCGAGCTGCTTCGAGTGTGCTGAGACCGTCATCTGTGAAAAGACGGGCGAGGAAAGGCATGTACGGTAAGATGGGTATGGACTTGGTAACGACGTTTTCGAGATACGAAAACGTCGTGTCGGTGCCTCTAGTGGGGTCACAAAGTGCTTCCACACGTAGACCGAGATTTGACTCACGGTTTACCATTGAAAGGGAACTGAGAAATGTGCGCACACTATACCAGCGGCGGTCGGACTCGGTAACGCGTAAATTGGAGTCGTCACCGGCATTCAAATCTTCCAAACACGACTGAAAGTGGATCTCAGGGGACCCACGGCCGTGAGCGGCCAACATTCGTGTTGAGTAGGAGATAAACATTCCGATAAATCCGTGGGTGACGGAAGTGCAGCCATTTCCTGAGACGATGGGACCGTCAAAGATGACGGAGTCAACGACGTCCGTGCAGATAGTACGGACCCAGATCAGGCGGTCTGTGGCACAGACGCCAACGACGTCTTTCGAAATGGAATACAAGTAGTCACCAGCAATGTCTTCAACAAGGCTGCCAATTATTTCGCGGAACCCAGAATGAACATGTGCGTCAGCGGCAGTTCTGTCAGTTATGACAATCATGACTGCTTCGCTCATGAAGGCCTGGACCTTGTCTTGTAAAAGAGAAGGAGTGAGGAAACAATACGCGTCCATTTCTTTCAAGGCACCAGCGATGGCACGAAAAACGATCTGGGCGTAAATACGATCAGGACCTCTGGACGAAATTACTATGCGCGGCACACCTTTGCCTGCTTCAGCTTTGACGAAAACGGAGCCAGTGGTACGAGTATCACTAGACGACATTGACTCTTCAGTGATGGCATCAGACTTGCGTGCGTTGGGCATAGAATCGGCGAGTTCTTGAATGGTCATAAAGGTCATTCCTACGCGATTTATGGCATTGGCCATGAGACGGCGCCAGGTCTTGCCGTGGCCGGTAACTCTTGTGGACATGAGTTTCCCACCACAGTTGATTCGCTGCTTTTCAACAATTTTTGTGATCCGTTGTTCAAACGAATTAAGAGTGATTTCGCCGTTGCGGTCCCTCGTCATGTTGTAGAGGGCACCGTCACCAAGGAGTGACGACATGAATGACTTAGTCATGGGCTTCAAGCCTTCTGGATCGTACGTGGGAGTGCTTGAAACACTACCTTTGAAACGGAGGGCTGGTTGCGGTTGAATGGCCATACGGGTCGTGCCTTTGGTGTTGGCGAAAGCATTTATAATGCGTTCTCCCATTTTGCGAATGTTGATTTCTTCTTCACTTGCTTCAGGAGAAGCACGCGAGAGTATCCCCGTAGTGACCCAAGGGGAAACTCTCTCGCCACGTGCTTGGGCGCCTTCACGTATGAGTACGAGTTGGCACCACTGTTCCTGAGTGAGAGAAAAGTCGCGGTAGAATCCTTCGCGGACAATAGACATGCTAACGTGACCGTTTAGCTTGAATATTGTTGAAATTTGCATAGGTTCGCCGTTAAAGACGAGGTCAGAGATGGGTTGAACAACAGGCATTTCTGTAATACCCATGAAGTCCGTCACATCAAGACCTAGGCCTTGTAAGGAACGTAGTGCAATGTTCGACACGTAAGAGACGGGGGTTAGCATGACTACCCATTTGACGTCGTCAATTTGGTGTTTGTCAATGCGGTAATGTACCGTCCAGTACATGCCAGCGAAAGATCCTTGGTCGGCCGAGAAGTCCATTAGACATTCACGGTCGTACAAAGCTCCTCCGAGAATACGCGTCTCTAGCACATCACGCGTAATTCCATCGGGACAAGTGAACCGCATGTAACGGTAGCTCGTCTCACCGTCGTATGTTACACCCGCCGCACTAGTGGGGTAGGTGGTGTACATTATGACGATGTTCCCTCCTATAACATCTTGAGCTATTTGTGATGCGTGATGGCCATTGGCGTATGACGCTACATCATGATAGAAGATGACTCTAGGAGGCGTGAAAAACGTGTCACGGAAAAGTTGAAGAACGTCAGACCATCTACCTGGTTTGCCAGCGTCGACAACGGAATGGTGTCTACGTGTGCTGGTCCAGGCATCAACGGTTTGATAACTCTTTGGTTCTATTTGATTTCGAGTTGTAGTCTTCCCTTCCTCACGAACGGCCCAGTGGTGTCGCTTTAGAAATGCTAGGACAGCGGACTCCGCTTTGACACGGGCGTCGGCGGATTCGGGGTGACTACGTTCATTTTCCCTGAACGTTCGTTTGGTCTTTGGCTTATTAGGCTTAGAACCGGCACGCTCGGAATGGATGTCCCCCAAGACCTCGCCAAGGCTTTTCCTCAGAGATTGAATTCGAACAGAAGTCTGAGTAGTGGCAAGGGCGAGAAGTTGGGAGAGGAGTTTTGTCTTGAAAACCTTGATACTGCCAGGCAGTCGCGTCATGTCATGGATGATCGTGTTATAAGTGATCTTGCCAATGAAATAAGCGGCTGCTGTTAACAGTGTCGCGATTAGGGGTTTGCGTTTGACTCCTTTGCCATATGCGAAAACAATCGCTTTAATGGCAAGAAGGAGACGTCTAGCAATGGGTGCTATGATAGCACCCGAGTGAGTCACGACACCGCCCCCGCATTTAACGACAGCACTGGCTGTCGTGGCGGTGGTCATCAGCGTAACTGATGTGGCGGTGGCGATCTGTTTCAAAGGATAACCCCACGGCGTAACCGAGGGGTTGCGTTTAGCGTGCTCTTTGACAGCCTGTTTGAATTGCTTAATCCAATCGTCAGGGCTGACGTTTTGAGCGCTAAGTAAATCTAGAATGGTGTTCGGGTTAGGAGCCATTATAGATGAGTTTTGAACCTCTTTCACACAAGAGGGGATGATAACTGTTACTTGATTTGGTACAAG